AGTGACAAATAGCAATGTCATCAACCTAACCGCCCGAACCCTTCCCAAGCCGGGAGACCTCCCCGGCGCCACAAAAGACAATACACATGGACACCCCAGACAAAGACAAGATCATAGACCTGCTCTCTCGTAAGAGAGAGCTTGAGTCTCAGGGTAAGGGAGGAAAGAAGAAAGGCTCCACCACTCCAACCAACCAGAATAAGATCGCCATGTTCAAGCGAATGGCCAAAGAGGCCATCGCTGAAGGCGCCAGTGATAGGCTGACAGAACAGGAGAATAGCTTCGCTGAGCTAGTCGCATCAGGGGCCAGCCTAGTGGAGGCATACAAGCAGAGCTTCCCTGAGCTCTGCTATGCGGTCCAGATCATTGATGACCGGGAACAGGTCGTTGAGGTGATGTCTTATGAGCGTATGTATTCCAGGGCTAACGCCCTGGCGAAGAAGCCAGATGTACGTAGCAGCATTATCACGAGGCTTGATCAGGAGGAGGGTGATGTGTCACACACCGCCTCCCGGCTGGACAACTTTATCGTTAAACGATTAGAAGCAGAAGCCGCCGACCCCAACAATTCAGCCGCCGCTAGGATCGCCGCGCTCAAAGCGCTGAGCGAACATAGGGCCGTGGCTGTCGCTGAAGGCAAGGCCGCAGAGCGAGCCGCAGCCACCTCAGAAGAGGTCATGGAGCAGATTAAAGAGCGAGTGAGCCAGCTAAGCGGCGGAAAGAACAGCCTTTAACACCCTTTTGGTAAAAGGGTTCGGGGCTTTCAGCCCCTCACACCCGCCTTCGGCTTGGTGTTCGCTGGCGCCAGGACAAAGAAAAAGCCCAGAACCTTTCGGCTCTGGGCTTCTCCTTGCAGGCTAGGCCGCTTCCTCTTGCGAGTCGTCGTCCTGGTCGTCGTCTGCCTCAGCGAGGGCGGCAAGCTCTTTCTCTTCCTTCTTCGTGAGCATCCCGAGATGCTTACGCTGGCGGTCAGAGAGCGGCTTACCTGCCGCATTGCGGGCTGCGATCTCATCCTCAATGCTCATCGCTGAGCCGTCAGGGTTGATCTTGTATTTCTCCCGCAGTGCAAACTGGTCATCAAAGACCCGTTTAATCACTGAGTTAGTCTTGTGACGTGCTCGAAACTCAGCGGAGTTAATGAAGTCATCAGTGTTAGTGAGGACATCACTCCGCGCTGCTCGCACCTTGGCGCCGGCCGCATTTCTGCCTGCCTTCATCTTGGCCAAGCGCTCGGCTTCCGTGAGCTTCGGCTTGTTCGTATCCGTCATGTCAAAGACCCTATCGAATGACCCAGCCCATCGCTGGGCCTGCTTTCGACCCTTACATCATCCCATGAACCCAACCGGAACTCAAGTTACAAATCGGTAATGTTGCCCCTTCGGGGCAACAGCACGCGCGTACGCCCGAGCTATCCTCCGCGCGAAACCCCACCCACCCGCACCCCCGCTTATGCACGCGCGCCCCACTCCCGCTATTCAATTAACAATCCAGACCCAAGTCCAGAAAAATTTCCAATCCAAACTCCACACAAATCACATTTCCCAAATTACATTTTCCAAATCACATCACTGGGTCCCATATACCCATTACAAAAATTTTATACAAAACTCCATCACGTTAGTTGCAATGCAAATCCAAGTCACATATCTGTTGATGCAAGAAGCAGCCATGGCTGCGTATGTGAGCGTAGCGAACATGACCAATGCCGTAGCCAGACTAAACGACCGAGTGGCGGTGTTTAAGCTTTCCGATGAGGGTGGCGACACTGAGTTCGCTGCCGGCTGGAATGCCTTTGTCGAAGGTAGGTTCCCCAGGGAGCACGACAGCCCGGAGTTCTACGAGGGCTGGCGACGAGCGTACAGCGAGTACAACGATGGCAAGTGGCCAGACCTGGTCAACCGACCGGAAGCACAGCAGGATGATCTAGGATGAGTATTGAATCGGAAACCGCCGCGGCAAAGAACGAACGAGAGTTTCTCCTTTACACTGTGGACAGCCTCTACGAATGCTGCGGTCCAGCCAATGATGACATCATGGCTGACATCGTTAAGGAATGGAAAGATGCTGGGAGCGAGGTCCCGAGCGCCTTCCGTCGCTGGGACTACTCCCTCTCCGAGGATGAGCGAGAAGGTGGTTCTGAGTGACATTCGCTCCCGTCGAACGACCCACTAAAGGGGTCGTTCAGAATACCCCCGCAATCAGCATAGGAGCCCGCAGGAGAGGCTCTAAGGGAAGATTGACGCCGTATGTCATGCTCACTGCCGAAGCTTCTCAGGCGCTGTTTGGAGGAGGTGATGGCTTTCTTCTGGCGCTGGAGATCGGCTCTGGCGATCATGCTGGATGGATCAAGCTGGTTCCAGCGGAGGATGGCGTCCTTAAGCTCCGCAAGGCGTCGCCTGTTAAAAATGATTTACTTGCCGAATCGGTCTTGATACCGCATGATGGTAAAACAAAATTACGCCGCTCCGCGGCAGAGTTTGAGATCGATGGGGGCTTGTTGATTAAGCTGCCCTGGCATAAGGACAAGAAGAAGGAGTTATGAGTCTCGGAGGGTAGCGGTACGTGTGGGAGTTGAACTCTCCCGGGAGCATTCGTGCGAGTGCTTGGTGTGCGCCACCTCAGTTCGACACTGAGCCTCCGATCAAAGGTACTCCCGCCAAGGCAAGGCCATTTATCCTGGCGGGGAAGGGGAGCGTGGCCGCTCCCCGAGAGACAATGACAGCCTACCTTCGCCCTGGAGAATCGCAAGCCGATGGGCGTCTGGGTCAGACTTGCGACTGGGCCGTGATACTAGCGGTTGGCTGTCATTTATTTAATGTGGGTTCCGGCGCGCTCGGTCGGGTTGAATTGGGTGTACTCATCGCTTCGACCCAAGCCCACTGTAAGTTCTGCACGCGGCTCTCCCAGAAGGGAGACAACCGTAAAACAGGGATGCACAAGATCACCCATGGGAAGGGTCTTGTGATAGCGTGATGACCCGGAGAACGCTTAGTGGTTCCGGGGTGCAGATTAAGTTTGCGAGGACCCGGTGGCGCGGAGACGCAAAGCTAGGGCGTAAGGGAAGCCAGGCTGCATTAACAGCTGGTACAGTTGGAGTTCCGCCCAGCCCTCGCTCCAGTGCGCTCGGTGAGACCACTGCAACGCTCCATGGAGCAGCCGTAAGGTTAGTTGCAGCCTCACTGACCGCTATCCTAGCCGTTCGGCAGAGGCCGATTAACCGCACAGGGGTGTGGCGGCTAGATTAGTTTAGAAGGGTTTATTAATGAACACTGAAACTCTAAACATCCTGTGCGTCCTCAAGGACGCCTTTGAGCAGGCGTCCATTGCGGCCGGGGAGCCGGAGCGGGGTGGCCCGTGGAAGGCCGCATCACGCACGATTGACACCGCGGTTCAGAAAGAGTTCAAGCTTCGCCAGCAGATGGCGGAGCTCAAGGCTGAGGCAGCGCGGATAACTCAGGAGTTAATGGGCCGATGACATTCATCAACGAACAGCCGATCACGCCCGAAAGCTATTTCAAGCAGAAGCTCGATCCCATCAGCTTCGACCTCGCTAACTACGGCGCCCACCATGTCATGATCGGCTGGCTGCCCGACCATAACGGGATGCATATCTGCTCCTCAGCGCCGCGGCCAAGTAAGGAATACATCCAGCGCCTCGAGAGGATCGTAACCATCCTCGAGCAGCACATCGCTGAATGCAAGTCTCAGCCAGGAGCTTCGCTCTACCGATGAAGGGTCTCGTCTTTCTTGTGGCGCTGATCTTCAGCTTGACGATCAACGTCAAAGCGATTCTCTTCATGGCTTCTTGCCTGGCGCTGATCTATGCCCTTGAGTGGTTTTACAATTCCATGAAAGGCCATCTTCAGTACGCCGGCTGGGATTGAATTACCACGCCGGGTAGGGTACATAACCCGAAGCTATCTCAACTTTCAGGGTCCTAAGGAAGGGTCGTTTCCATGTCTTCGTTTGATAAGCGTTTCGCAGCAGTAGTTAAGGAATGGCTGGACAGCGCCTCTGTCACGCAGCGCGCCGTTGCAGCTTTCGAGTCTGTAATCGAGGAGAACGCGGCTATCCGCGTTGCCGCGGAAAAGCGAGAGGCCGACGCCCTGCGCGCGGCCGAAGAAGCCAAGTCCTTTGAATCTAAGGCGTTCTCGAACGTCTCCAACTTCCGCAACCTGATCCTGTCCGGCGATGCCGACCAGGAAATCCAAGACGAGATGGCCCAAGGCCCGGTTGTTGTCGTCACTGACAATCCGGTTGACATTATCCCGAGTCCTGTTATTGTAGTGGAACAAGATGCCGCCCCCGCTCCAGACCCGGTGGGTGACGGCTTGCAGCCGGGGTTGAGCGAAGAAGCTCCCCCGGCTGCTCCAACTCAAGAGGAAATCGACGCAGCCCTGAAGGCTCGTGAGGAGGCCGCCGCCGCAGCCGCCAAAGCTGAGGAAGAGCGCCTTGCCGCCATCGCCGCACAGGAAGCCGCTGCTGCTCAAGCTGAGCTTGATCGACTGGCTGCCGAAGCTGCCGCCAAGGCCCTTGAGGAAGCGGCTGCTATTGCCGCCGCGGAAGCAGAGCGTACCCGCATCGCCGCCGAAGAGGCCGCTGCTGCTGAAGCTGCCCGTCTCGATGCCGAGCGTGTTGCAGCTGAGGAAGCTGAGCGTACGCGCCTAGCTGCTGAAGAAGCTGCCGCCGCTGAAGCGGCTCGTGTAGCCGCAGAAGAAGCAGCCGCTGCTGAAGCTGCCGCTGCTGCGGAAGCGCAACGCCTTGCCGACGAAGCCGCTGCTAGGGCAGCTGCTGAAGCCGAAGCTGCCGCTAAGGCCGCTGCCGAAGCTGAAGCTGCTCGCTTGGCTGAAGAGGCCGCAGCAGCGGAAGCTGCTCGTGTCGCCGCTGAGGCCGAAGCTGCCGCCAAGGCAGAGGCAGAACGTCTTGCCGCTGAGGCGCTTGCCGCCGAGCAGGAACGTGATCGCATCGCGGCTGAAGAACTGGCTGCCGCTGAAGCCGCTGCGAAGGCTGCTGCCGAGGCCCTGGCTGCTGAGCAAGAGCGTGACCGTCTAGCTGCTGAGGAAGCAGCCAAGGCTGCTGCCGATGCCCTGATCGCCGCCGCTGCTGCTGAAACATCAGCCGCTGCCAATGTGGAAGCCGAAGCCGAACGCACTGAAGCGACGGTAGAAGCCCTGATCGTTGACACTGGTCTGGTGGAAGCTGCCAGCGACGTGGTCGCCATTGCCGAGCAAGTTCCGGACGAAGTCCTGAACACGGCTGAAGCAGTTGCGGTTGTCGAACAAGCGACGGAAGATGTCGCCTTTGATCAAGCCCAGCTTGAACTGGAAGAAGCCCGCGACGTAGCCGCCGAGCAGTCCGCTCTTGAGGCAACGGAAGTTGTCGAAGCGGTAGATGTTCAAGTCGATGGCGCTCAAGCCATCGTGGTTGAGGCGGCTGCTATCGCCGCCGAGGACCCGGCTGCTGCCGAGGCTGTCGCAGCTGAAGTATTCAACGAAGCAGTGAACGTGGCCGTCGAGGAAGCCAAAGCTGCTGAGCCGGTTGCCGGAGAAGCAAAGCCAGCTGAAGAGCCGGCCGCTGAACCGGTGATCGTTGTTGAAGGTCCTTCGGCCTCGTAATAAGTCCCTGGGGGCAAACGGGGGAAGAGTGTAGGCCGGGTTTGGCGGGGAGGCCAGCCCGGCCTATATTTTATCGACAGGGGATATCATGAACGAAGAGCTCCAGAACGAAGTGGAACAAAACGCGAACCTCGTCTATGACGAGACGCGAAAGTTTGTGGCCGGCATGGAGCCCAGCCTGACAGCTGCCACCATTGCCTTCGACATGCTTAGCCGTGAGTCCATTGGTGAGCTTGTCATGTCGGACTGGAGCGAGAAGGAGCGCTCGATCCTCGAGCCCTATGTCTGGGTGATCGTCAATAAGAAGTTCGCTGAAGCCTTTGAATCTGCCGTGACGGATTGCGAGGAGCTTCGCTGCCCGAAGCTCAGTGACTCGAATGTCCGGATCGTGCTGGAGCCCCAGCCAAAGGCCCACTAATGCCCGCCACGCTATTCGAGTTCATCTACAGCTACCTCTACCTTATGGGGAAGCTGGGCAAGCCACCGAGCAATACGGAACTCTGCAAGCTGCTTGAGATCGACAACTGCACCGGCCTTCAAAGGAAGAACCGGTGCATTGCTCTAGGATACATTGTGGACCCTGGTTATTTGCCTGTCGGCAAGGACTGGTGTGTTCTGACCGACAAGGGCGCCGAAGCTTTCACTGCCGTCCTCGACGGCGTCGATAAAGTCTACATGGCCGATGGCCAATATCTATGCGTGAAGCGAGATCATCTTCCCGATGGGATCGTCTACTCGGATTTATCTAGGAAAGAGTATCGTCAATATATGAAGGCGCTTTCCGATAATGGGTACGCCACCCCTACCTGATCTCGATCTCGATGAGATCGCTAAGCTACCCATTTCCGATCAGCGTGAAATCCTCCGAATGCTGGAGGACTATCGGAATAAGCGTGAGCTCGAGGACGCTCGAAACACCTTCATCGGGTATGCCCGATATATGTTCCCGCAGTATGTCGGAAAGTTCGTTGAAGGCCGGCACCATCGAGAGATGGCTAAAATCTTCGATGGGATTAACCGCGGCGAACTAAAGCGGGTCCTCATCCACCTCCCGCCTCGACACACGAAGTCTGAGTTCTGCTCATGGCTGAACCCCAGCTTCTACTTCGGACACCATCCTAGCAACAAGATCATTCAGGTTTCCAACACAGCCGAACTTGCGTCCGGCTTCGGTCGTCGCGTTCGCGACACCATGGAATCTCAACCATACAAGGACCTCTTCGGTGGCGTCACGATCAAAGCAGACAGCCGCTCTGCCGGCCGCTGGAACACTAGCAGGGGTGGCGATTACTACGCCACCGGTGTTGGCGGCGCCCTCGCGGGCCGCGGTGCTCACATCCTCAACATCGATGACCCCCATTCCGAAACGGATGCGCTGCTGGGTCAATACAACCCCAAAATCTTCGATGATGCATTTGAGTGGTACGGGTTGGCTCGCCAGCGCCTTCAGCCTGGCGGCGTTATCGTCCTGTGTATGACGCGCTGGTCGAAGCGCGATATGTCAGGCCAGATCATGGCCAAGGCCCTGGATCAGGGCAACATCGAAGACTGGAAAGACTTCAGCTTCCCGGCCGTCTTTGAAGAAACAAAGAACCCACTGTGGCCCGAGTTCTGGTCCTACGAAGAGCTCATGAAAATCAGGGCGGAAATTCCGCCAGCCCGGTGGAACGCTCAGTACCTCCAGAATCCGACGACCGAAGGCGGCGCGATCATCAAGCGCGATCACTGGCGCCCATGGCAGAAGAGCCAGCTGCCGGCTTTCTCCTACGTCCTCGACAGCTGGGACACGGCCTTCACCTCAAAGACCGCCAACAACTTCTCAGCGCGCACGCGCTGGGGTGTGTTCTACCATCCAGACGCCGATGGCCGGAACAAGGCCAACATCATGCTGATTGACAGCTATCGGGATCGTCTCGAGTTCCCGGCGCTCAAGTATCAGGTCAAGCAAGACTACGGAACCGGCGATTTTGTGGACGTGATCCTGGTCGAAGGCCGCGGTAGCGGTATATCGTTAATCGATGAACTCCACTACGCCGGCTTCCCAGTCGAATCTTACGTCCCTGCCCGTAAAGCGGGCGGGGCGAGCAACGATAAAGTGGCCCGGGCAAATAATGTCGCGGACATCTTTGCATCTGGGGTGGTCTGGTACAATACAGATTGCCCCTTAAATGATGTAACTATCGAGGAATGCGCCGATCTTCCTCGCGGGGAGAATGACGACTTGGCAGATACTGTAACGCAGGCCGTGCAATATTTGCGAGATCGGTCCTTTATCGGCTCAGATTACGATACGCACCAGTTGTTTGAAGACGACGAGATCGGCAGCGTCCGGCCGTCAGGACGGGTTTACTAAATGTCTCAATTCCAACGCACAGATCGTGGCGCAGGGGATATCCCCATGCCGCTTGATGACGGCATTGCTGATATTGAGGTCGAGGTAGACGACGACGAAGAAGGCCCGGCGTTCATTATTGTCGATGGCGAAGCCGTCGAGATCGACCTTGACGAGGAAGACACCCTCGGTGAGGAGCCCGAATGGAACGCCAACCTTGCCGTCCACATGGAAGAGCAAGACTTAGCCAATCTCTGCAACCAACTGCTGCATGATTTCGACGTTGACCTTCAGGCCCGCTCTGAATGGTACGATGTCTACAAGAAAGGCCTTGATCTCGTAGGCCTCAAGATCGAAGAGCGAACCCTCCCCTGGAAGGACGCCTGCGGCGTCTTCCATCCGGTCCTGGCCGAGGCGCTGATGCGCTATGTGGCAGAAGCTGCTATTGAGCTTTTCCCTGCCAGGGGCCCTGCCAGCGTCTTTATACCGGGGTCTCATGAGACGGCTATCCGCAAGCGCGGCAAGCGCGTCAAGGACGAGCTCAATTACCAGCTGACAGTCAAGATGCCCGAGAACCGGGACGATCTTGAGATGACTCTATTCCGCCAGGCCCTCGCTGGCTCGTGCTTCAGGAAGCTTTACCGAGACCCGATCCGCAAGCGCCCTGTCGCGAAGATGGTGCCGGCCGATTATCTGGTCATGTCCTACGGCACAACCACGCTCGAGACCTCGCCGCGGTACACGCACTGGATGGCTGAGACGCCGCGGAACGATATTCTGAAGCTGGCGTCCATCGGTTTCTATCGCGACATCGATACCCAGGCCATGACATCCTCCCCCACGGATGTTCAAGAGAAGGTCGATGATCTTCAGGGCCAGTCGAAGCCCTATGACCTGGACGAGACGTGCGATCTCTTGGAGATGTACGTTGACGTTGATCTTCCTGGCTTTGAGCACAAGAAAGATGACGGGGAAGTCTCCGGAATCAAGCTTCCGTACATCATCACAATTGACAAGGATGCGCAGCAAATCCTTGCAATCTATAGGAATTATGATGAAGACGAGCCATTTCTCAAGCGCCGCACGCACTTCTCTCAGTACAAGTTTTCCCCGGGCTTTGGCCCGTATGGCATCGGTCTGATCCACATTCTTGGTGGCGTCTCGGACGCCGCCACGTCGATTTTGCGCCAGTTGGTAGACGCCGGCACGATGAACAATGTGCCGAGCGGCTTCAAGTCCCGCAATCTTCGCATCAAGGGGGATGACCAGCCGCTCCGGCCGGGCGAACTCCGTGACGTTGACCTGCCGCCAGGCATGTTGACGAAGTCAATCGAGTGGGTTCCGACGAAAGAGCCGTCCGCGGTTCTAGCACAGCTGCTTGGTGTCCTCGTTGACGAAGGACGCCGCATCGGCTCCCTGTCGGACATGAAGATTGGCGACGCTGGCGGAGCCAACGCGCCCGTAGGCACTACCCTGGCGCTGATTGAGCGGCATACCCGGGTTATCTCTGCGATTGGCGTCCGGAATTACATCTCGATGGAGCAAGAGCTCCGTGCGTTCAAAGACATCATCGCCAATGAAATGGACGATGGCTACGAATACCCGACCGATGACGGCCCCCATAGCCGTAAGGAAGACTTCCTAGCCACGAACATCATCCCAACGGCCGATCCGTCAGGATCGACCATGAGCCAGCGCATTATGCGCCTTAGCGCGGCTGAGACGCTCGCGTCGAAGCAGCCTCAATACTACGACATGGCCCTTCTCCACCGGTCTCTGGTGGAGACCATGGAAATCCCGAACGCAGAAAAGATCGTTCCGCTTCCTGACGAGTTCGTCCCGATGGACCCGGTCACGGAAAACATGAACGTCATCATGATGCGTCCGGTTAAGGCGTTCCTCGAGCAGGACCACGAAGCGCATATCCGCGTCCACATGGCCGCGGCACAAGACCCGCTTATGCAGCAGATGATCGGTCAGAACCCGAACGCTGCCGCCATTCAGGCCGGCATGGCTGCCCACATCGCAGAGCACGTAGCGATGGGCTATCGCCGCCGTGTCGAGGTTGAGGCCGGCATCACTCTTCCGGCGCCAGGCCAACCGGTTGATCCTGCCGTTGAAGGCGCGCTGTCGCGCCTGATGGCTGAGGCTGGCGACCGAGTCCTGCAACGCAACACGGCCGAGGCCAAGGCTCAGGCTAACGCTCAGGCCGCTCAGGACCCGATGGTCATCCTGCGTCAGCAGGAGCTCAAGATCAAGGAGATGGAAGTCCAGGTCAAGGCCATGGCTGCTCAGTCGAAGGCCGTCTCCGACGCAGAGAAGGTCAAGATGACCTCGGAGAAGGAGCGCCTTGAGGCTCAAATCGCCCTCGCTGAATTGCAGCTTAAGGGCATCGAACTTGCCATTAAGGCCATGCAGGCCCAAGGCAGCAACGAGCTTGGCGAACGCCAAGCCAACGCTCAGTCGGCACTAGATGCCCTGCGTATGGCGTTGGAAACTATGAACAAAGCGGAGGACCGCGGTGAACGCAGAGAAAGTGCTGAGAAAACTGCTCGAGCTAAGACTAGAGCAAAGGGAGAATCACGCAGAAAACCTGCTGACAAACCAAAGTCTTAATATTGAACAAGTTAAGTATTCACAAGGTTACATCAACGCCCTAGATTGGGTTGAGCTAACAATTCAATCGCTCGCCAAAGAAGAGCGCGATAACGAGGAAGAAAATGAGCTCTAATTACATGCTTCCCAACCGGGAAGACTTTATCAAGTCCGTGCTGGAAGTTACCGGCCGCGATGATTTCAGTATCAAACCTACAGGCTGGAAGATTTTGATTGCCATGCCTGACTATGCTCGCGCTACCGCGAGCGGGATCATGCTCCCTGATGAGTACGTGGACCGAGAGGAAATGGCCTCGCCGGTTGCGTATGTCGTAGCGTTGGGTGAGTCCTGTTACACCGATCTGAAGCGCTTCCCGTCTGGACCTTATTGCAAGGCCGGCGATCTTGTGATCGTCCGGCCGTACTCTGGAACGCGACTTGTCTGGCAGGACAAGAAGAATCCTGACCTTAAGAAAGAGTTCCGCTTCATCAACGATGACACCGTCGAAGGTGTCGTCACGGACCCGAGCAATATCAAGAGGATCGCCTAATGAGCGCCGCAGAAACCGTTGAGATCGAAGACGAGGACGATTTCGAGTTTGTCATCGAGGATGATACGCCGGAAGAGGACCGCGGTAGGTCGAAGGCTACAGACAACGATCTGGACGACGATAGTGAGCCGGATGACGAGGAACTAAAGAACTATTCCGCTGGCGCAGCCAAGCGGATCAAGGTTCTAACCAAGAAGCGCCATGACGAGCGTCGGGCTAAGGAAGCAACCGAGCGCGAGCTTCAGGTCGCCGTTGGCGAAATCCAAAAGCTCCGAACTTACCTGTCTGGCGCAACTAAGGCCATTGTCACGAAGGACAAGGCATCTCTCGGCTCTGAGCTTGATGCCGCCAAGAAGGAACTGACTGAAGCCATCGAGCTTGGTGATGGGGCTAAGGTGGCGGACGCCACCGTCAAAGTCACTGAAATTAAGAACAAAATCTCTCGAGTTGAGGTGGCTGAACGAGAAATCGACAGTCAGCCGGCGCCTCGAGATGAAGGCGATCCTGCCGACCAGTCAAAGTGGCCGCAGTCTCGCAAGGACTGGTATTCCAAAAACCAAGACTGGTTCCACAAAGACGAAGAGATGACGGGCTATGTCTATGGCCTTCATCAAAAGCTGATCAAGAAGGGCGTCGCCCCTGACTCGGAGGAATACTACGAGCAGATTGACAGCAAGATGCAGAAGATGTTCCCGGAACATTTCGGGAACGACAACGACGACGATGAGGAAGAAGTGGAGGAACGTCCGGCGCCGCGGAAAGCTGAGCAACGCACGACTGCCCTGAACGGGTCTGGCGGAGCCAAGACCAAGAACGGCAAGAAGGTGTATCGAATCACCAAGAGTGAGGCCGCTCTCTGCGCAAGACTTGGCATCAGCCACAAAGACTACATCGAAGAAAAACTCAAGATGGAGGGCAACTAATGCCTAGGAACGACATCATGAATACTGATGACGAGGCCAAAGGCCTTGGTGATCAAATGAAAAAGATTGCTGCATCACTTGACAAGCAGGCAGAGGAATCTCTACGTGTTTCACGTTCTGCTTCGGAACGTGCTCCACGCACTCCGCGCTCGGCAGAAACTCGAGACGCCGATCTGGCCCAACAAACTTGGCGCCCGGCAGACTCGCTACCTGACCCGCCGCAACGTGATGGCTGGGTCCACCGCTGGGTACGCGGCTCAAGCCGCGGTGCCC